TTGGTGCTGATTCTACCATTGATGATAGTGGAGTCTTATTAGCTGTTTTATTAACACTCTCCAATTGTTTATTTTCCAAAGGGTCTTTCTTTGGCATCCTAAATTTTGAAAGGTCTGATTTTAAATCTTTTAATGCCATAATTATTTCCTAAATGATGCTTGTTTAGTCTGAACTTTACTGATTGCCGAAACTGATTTTCCATCTATATTTAAAACTATTGGACGGGTTGACATTGCAGCTGCGAGTTTTTCGTAATCTATTACAGGAGCTCCACCGCCGCCAAGACCTGATGTGACTGATGACATTAACCCACCAACTGTGTCACCGATACCATCAAACATATCCATTGGATTTAGCATAGCCATAATGAAGTCAGACGGGTTTGTTTTTACAACTGTACCATCTGGTTTTACAATACCATCATCAATTTTTTCAGTAGGTGCTGGAGCGTCAGTGCCAGCCACATTACCTTTATCATCTGTACCAAATATTAACTTAACTGCCCAATCAGGTAATATGTCAGCTGCTAAATCTTTAACATACTTTAATGCGTTTTCCACCATTTTCCCTAGCGATGGGAAAAATCCAGTCAATAAATCAACTACTAAGAAAAATGGCTTATAAAAGAATTCGATAATTCCACCGAAAATATCATGCAATCCACCCATTAAATCCCCCTTAAACATTTTTATAATACCGCCGACTATATCTGCTACGAGCATTATAGGTGCAAACGCAAATTTCAGAAGAGGCCCAATGGCTGGGATTAAAAAATCAACTATCTCCATAAAAGGGTCTAACAAATCTAGTAATGGGCCTGCCATTTTCATAACAGTATCCATTATCTTTGACATTGATGCATCCATTTTTTCTTGTGCTGATAATTTCTCTGCATCTAATATCATCTGTTCAGCTTTTTCGGCGTTAACACCCGCGTGGATTAATTGCTCTTTAGTAAGACCATCTAATGATTTAACACCAAGCTTCTCCATTATTTTCATAGCCTCACGCTGCTTTAATACCTCTTCCGAACTCTTACCCATTGCTAATGCAATAGCATCTTGCTGGTCAGGTCGCATGTTTTCAAAATCACCAATTTCCATCACTTGCTTCTTTTGAAGTTCCAACACTTTGGCAGTGTTACCCGATAACTGTGCGGCTCTAATCTCGTTATTGTTTATAGATACGCCTGTTTTCATTCTAGCAATAGCTTCGTTTCTTAATGATGATTCGATATCTAATGTTGCATCAGCTGCTTTATTTATATCTTCAATTGTAGTACCCAAAGCCTTAGCTTCAATTACAGTTAGAATCATTTCTTTATGATTACCTTTGAATTGAGACCTCTGTTGCTTTGTTAACCCTATTATTTCTTTGTTAATATCTTTAAAATTTATTGAATCACCCGTTAGTTCATTATATGATGATGTCATTCCAGCGATTTCCTGCTGTAATTCACGAGTTTCCATACCGGAAGCTCCGGCCATTTTAGCGAAATCAGCGGCTTCTTTACCACTCATCCCCATAAACTTAGTTAATTTTACCTGGTCAGTTAACATTTGCTCTGAAAACTGAGCACTTCTTCCAAATTCTGTGGATAATTCCTTTTGTGCTTTTAATAAATCTGCAGAATTAACTGATAGCTCACCTGAATCCGCTGCCATTTGATTAAAGCTGTGCGACATTTCTCTAGCTTCATCATTTGATACACCCAAATCTCTTGCTAACTCAGTAACCTGACTACTAAATTCAAATGCCTTTTTTAATAGATACATTGCCGCAATGATTGGTAGAATGATTGGTAATAATGGGACGATTGCAGCCCATAGAGTAGCTCCGAACGATGCTACTTGTGGTATAGCTTTCATAAATGATTTACCAATCGCTTTACCTGTGCCCATACCACCAGCTTTTAACATAGTAAAATTTGTAGTTATCCCACTTAGGATACCACCCATTTGTTTTTTCAATCCACCAAAGTCCATTGATTGGGCCAATAAGCCACCTACCATTGGGATGGACTTTATCTGACCCTCCAATCCATCTAACATCCCATTTGCTTTAGACTCTAACTCTTTGGTTATCTCTAACCGTTTCTCCTCTTTTGCGATTGCATCATTTAAGAGCGCTACACTTGTTGCCATTCGGTTACCGCTATCAGTTTCCAATCCAACCTGAATCGCTATCTGCTTTGTATGGTCCTCTAATATTGACTTTTGTAAGATGAGATTACTGCTGGCCGCAACTAATTTTGTTAATAAATCATCCCGTAAATCATTTATCGTTGTAGCGTTTTCAATTCCCTTTTCGGCCTGGTCTGAAAGAATGTCGGCTTGGCTCGTTAAGAGAGCGTTACCCTCAATCTTCTTCTTTTGAGCTTCAGCCTCATATATACGTTCGTTAGCTTTTAGTTTATTAATCGCATCAATTCTGGCATATTCGTCTGCAAGCTGCTCCTTGGTTATTTGTCCTTTTTTAAGTTGCGCTTGTAGTTGCTCTTTTTCTGATTTTTTGATGGCCATTGTTCAGTCCTAAGTATTAATTACTTCTTTACCCACCCCGCGGCCTTGTTATCTTTATGTGCTTTATCGATAGCGATTGCAAGGTCCTGCGATGCTTTTCCTAATGCATCAAACTTACCACGTATTATTGGGTCTGATTTAGACATCTTTTCTAATGATTTTAATATACCACGAGATATTAGTTTTTGTAAAAAATTCATTTAGTTCTCCTTAGTTATGTATATATAAATATGAAGGGTGGGTTATTTTCTGACACCACCCTTACTTTTATTTCTACTTTCTTCATGTGCCTTCTGTTCTGCGTTCTTAAATTCTATAATTTTACCAATATAAAACCTTCGGGCCCATACAGGCATATTGTAAACATCATTCCAATTAAACCCACCATTCCCATGATAAATTAGGTCGAAAATTGAAGAATGTAGTACTTTTCGGTAATTAAGACTCAGGCCAAAAAAACGTGACATCCATTGGCATGGACATCGACCTCCTATCACCTGTGGTATCGGATATAAACTCCCACGTTAAATCAATATCCGGTGCCACTTCTTTTATATAACCACGCAGTGCCTTTGAATCTTGTGCAAATAACTCATTATCTACAAATTTATTTATAAATATTCTATCAGAATCACCATCGACAGATAATATCATGTGCTTTAGTCTAGTTGTTAATTCTTTAGAGGTAACATCTCCTAATTTCTTAGATGCTTTTTTAATTACTTCTAATTCATGCTTTACTTTTCGTTCTTTGGATTCTGTAAGTAATTGGAACGTAATCATTCGTTTTGATTGCGGTAACTCAAATTCGAATTCGTTTTTATGAAGTTCGGTTTGCTTTGAGCCGTCATACTCTTTGTTTTCAAATTGAGTTAAATCAATTGTTTCACTCTGCTTGTCTCCACTAAAAGGGTCTGTTACTTCCACATTATAGTCTTTACCATACCCCAATATTCGAGATGAAACCATAATAGCGTTTTTATCACCTGTGGTTAAATCAACGTATTTGATTAGTTTACCGTCTCCATTAGATATAATTAGTGCTTGAAATAATCTATCTAATACGCTACCATCTTTAACATATGATTGTGTTGTAAGAATATCTTCTTCTCTGGCAGTCATATATTTTAATTCTATCTTACCTGATGATAGCGGGTTATCTTTTGGGTACACCAACCCTTTTGATGGTAACTCAATTATTTCCGTAGGGAATTTGTAATCTGAAACTTGCTTTTGTGCGTGTTGTTGCTTAGCGAGTTCCACCATTTCTGAATTAGAAATGTTCGATGAATATTCATCTTGTAGTTTTTCACTCATATAGTAATCTCCGTTTTTATAACTTTGTTCGTATATAAATATGAAAAAATTACTTTATAAACAAAAAAACCCCACCATTTCTGGTAGGGTTCTTAATTTTATTAATAATTCGGTAATTCTGAATTAGAAATTTAGTATTGCGTAATCAAACGTAAGTGTTAAATCAACAGTTGAGAGTTCCTCACCGGTATAATCCATATCTGAGAATTTTGCTGTTGAAATAAATGCACCTTTAAGTTTCCACTCTTCTACTTTATCGCCAACAGGACCCAAACTGTTAAATGTGATGTCTTTTTTGTAGAAATCAGAGTACCCATCTCTTCCAGTTACAGATTCGTGATGTAGTCTTACCCATTCCATTGTTGCTTGTGCTGCAGAAGGAACTACTGCATCATATAGTGAAACTGTTATATCACTCCACACACTTCTACCTTTTACATTCCGTTTAACGTTAATGTGGTCAAGAGTTAGCTTGCTATTTTGTATCTCAGGTCGGCCTGCTGCTTTTATTAAGTATGCTGGGATTCCTTCTATATACATAATAAATCGATTCGATGTCTTTGGTTCGAACGATGTAAACATTACTTCTGTTGGGTCTAATAATTGTGCCATTTAATTTCTCCGTTGTTATTCAACTTATTTCTTTATTATAAATATCCAACTTTTTAAAAAAGATGAAGTTCCCCACCGAAATGGGGAACTAAACTTTAATTTAAGATGGGAATGCAGCGCCAGTCGGTAGTACGTTGAAATCAAGTACAATGAATTCTGCTGTTTTTGCAGGTTGTAAGAATATCTCACCTACCATAATGTTTCTATCGATTACATCAGGAGTGTTGTTGGTATCATCCATAACTACTCTAAATGCGTATAAACCTTGTCTTTGTTGGATTGATTCCAAATAAGGGTTTACAATTGATAAGAAACGGTTTCGTGTCGCTGCTGTATTATTTTCAAATACTAAGTAACGAGTTGAAGATGCGATAAACTTCTTAACTGCGATTAATAATCTTCTTACATTAATTCTATCCAATGCGGATGGTTTAGCCTGTAAGGTTTTTTGTCCGAATACTGTAACTCCTTGCCCAGGGAACGTTGCGATTGGATTTACTCTACCTTCGTAAAGTGAATCTCTCTCAACTCTAGTCAATCTACTCTTAGCTTCAATAACGTTAGTTAATCCACCACGATTTAAACCAGCTGGTGCGAACCATTCGGCTGCTACTGAATCATTGAATGCAATAACTCCCGGTAGAACCACAGATGGCGGAACCCATACAGGTTTGTTTTTATCTGAATTTAGTATCTTAACCCAAGGGTGATAAGATGCTACATAATTTGAATCAAATGGTTGAACTGTGTTTACAATTGTTGATATTGAATCAGCGTATGCTCCAGCATCCATTATAAAGAATGTATCCTGTCTGTCTTCACACATATCTTTAGCGAATGTAGTAACAGATGAATGTAGTCTGTGGATTAAACCTGGTATCACTACCATATTGATATCAAATTCATCAGGGTTAGAAACTGCGTTGATAGCTTTTCTAAATGCTACTGTTCCAGTTGCTGTATTTGATGAACAATCATATCCTTGTGTATTTCCAGCGATAATATCACCAGCAGTACTTACAATTCTATTTGGTTTGAATCCATCAAAACCACCTTGAAATGGTATTAAGAACTTACGAGAGTTAACTGATGTGTTTGCATCTGTTAATGATATCGAACCACTATTTGCCGCGGCAGATGATGGAAAGTTAGCTCCAGCTTCTTGATTATAATCACCTAAGTAAAATGCAGTTCCAGCAGTTGCTGTTGCAGAATCAGGGGTTGGTGCTAAATAAGCCAAGTTATCCGTTGTAGCTAAATCAAAATTGAATCCATAAAACTTTCTAGCGTTGTATGAACTATTGATTTGTTGATTTGCTATATACGTTGGATTTGGAAGTGTATATGCAGTTCCGAATGGATTTTGCAATGCTGCGAATCCGAATGGTACTAATGATGGGTCAACTGCTCCGTTACCAACTGCGGTAGCTGCTTCAACTCTAATATTTGCTGAAAGGTTATTATAATCACCATTTGTTGATAATTTACCATTTGCATCTACTGTAATATATTTGTCACCAATTACTCTAACTATATAGTTTGGAGAATCTGGGTTTAAGTTACAACCTTGAAATTGTTCAACTAAGTTTGGTCTGATATCAGAATCAACTACACCAACAAATGGTGAACCGTTAATTTTGTCCTGGTCAACTTTTCTTACAACTACTGTAAACGACCCATATTCAGAACCTGGAACCGTTCCAGCTGCTTTAACATCTTGAATACCAATTTTAAACTCATAGTTTGTTGCAGTACCATGTGATAATGTATGGAACTTAAACAAATTAGTAGTGTTTCCACCAACTTTTTGAGATGAAATCCAAGGTGTAGATGCTTCTGTATAAGCTTTAGTATAATCAATATCAGAACCGGTTATTACCGATACCACAACAGATTCACCTGTTGCAAATGATGCTGATTGAAATATTTTAAAATTTGAATGTACATATGCATCTGTTCCGCCTCTTGGGGAGAATCCGAATGCTTTAGTTAGGTAATCATCATTCGTTGGATTCAATGAAGATGAATAATCAGTTGAAGCTGCTTCTGACCCGTTTACTGTTAATACAAACGATGATGCGGCTGTTCCAGTTATCATGGTTTCATCAAATACATCTGTATCTGATACAATCCCAGTCGTTGGATGTAATACTGCTACTACCTTTTCACCGGCCGATGATGATATTTGTAATGCTATTGGATTTTCAAGTGTGTAACCATCTTGTCCTAATACCCTAACGATTGTTGCTGTACCTGCGTCTTCTAAATAAGCTTGTGCAGTATAAGGTAGGTATGAATCTTCTGTCAACCCTCCGAATACTTGTTGAAACTCTTGATACGATTGTACGGTTGTTGGTACAAATGCAGGGCCTTTTACGGTTGAACCGATTAATGCTGCACCTATTTCACCAATTCCTTGGGGT